TGCTGCGCTCAAACCACTAATACCAAATCCCAGCGCCTGTTGTCCGACAGACGGACCTGGGCTTAAGTTCTGACTGAACGACATTTGCGACGATGGTGTTTTAGAATAAATGTCGGACAAGTACCCTAGCTGCTGCATCGGGTTAAACCGCTGCTGCATTTCGTTCTGTCGAGACGTATCAAACTGCGCTTGTTGCTGCTGTTGCTGTTGACGACCCAAGTCGAACAAGAACCCAGTTTGTTTCTGCCCCAAAGTCTGCGTACCTTCGGCAAGAGCACCTTGTTGCGTTGCAAGCTGGCCCTGAGTTTGAGCCGTGTTCAACCCGAGACGACCGTAATCTGTCCCCAGAGCACCCAGCCCTTGGCCGATAGCCGCTAATTGTTGAGCGCCCTGAAGACCCAATTGAGCTTGCTGACCTGCCCCCGTTTGCTGGAGCTGCGCCTGATTCTGACCTAAAGCGCCTTGTTGCTGCGCGGATCGTGCTGCAAGTTCTTGACTTGTAATGCCGAGGGCCGCGGCCCGATTGTCGATGTCGGCCTGTGACCTCAAGCCTTGAAGACCCAATTGCCCCGATTGTAGCCCCAACTGCCCCGCAAGCTGCGCGGCGTTAATGCCCGTCTGAGCTTGGAGTTGTTCAAAGCTAAGGCCCGTTTGCGCCAAGCTTTGTGCATTTGACGCAGCCAATTGTTCGGCGGCAAGGCGCTGCTGATTTGCAGCTTGTTGAGCCCCAAGACCAAGCTGACCTCCTTGTAAAAATTGCCCGGAAGCCAGTCTTTCCGCATCTAAGCCTAAAGCACCGGCCGACTGAGCGGCATTCGCCACGGAAGAAGAACCTTGTGCACCAAGCGCACCAGTAGACGTCGCCGCCTGCTGCGCGCGACCTTGCTGACGTTCAAACGCTTCTTGAGCCCGAGCGGAAGCAGATTCAAAACCAGCTTGCCGCATTTGAGCGGCGGTGCGACCCTGCTGTTCAAGTACATTTCGCGCCAATTCTTGTTCTGCCACCGCTTGCCGAGAACCGCCGAAAGCCCCCGCACCAACAGCTTGCGCAGCCACACTTTGTTGCTGTATATCACCCGCACGAGCAACGTCCGCCAAAGCTTGTTGTACGGCCTTGTCCTCAAACTCATTCATAAAAGCGCCTGCGCGGCCCGGATCAAATTCACCCGTCGTCTGTCCAAGTTGCGCAATTCCGGATAAAGCGCTGCTTTCACCCAAAGCGCCTGCGCGTTGGAGAGCAGAAGCTGCGTCCGCCGTTATGTTTCGTGCGTTCCGAACAGCACCTTGACTGCCTTGCAGCGCTTGTTCATAGGCGCTAATTCCTCCGGCAGAGGTGTCTTGAGCGGCTTGTCGAGCCTCTTGTGTAGCCGAACCGAGCTGTTGGCCAAGTTGTCCTAGAATAGGGGCCTGTGCAGCGTTAGCCGCAGCCGCAGTATTCAACCCAAGACCACTAGCTGCGCCCATCGCACCTTGGGCCGCACCAATCTGTCCGGGAATCTGTCCGGAAATCGCACCTTGGTTGGCTAGATTGGCTTGCGCTATGTTTTGAGCGCCCCTTGCCGCCGCCCCCAGGCCCTGTTGAGCAAGACCCGTTTGGTTCAATCCATATTGTTGAGCGGCCGCTTGTCGCTGCGCAAGTAAAGCCTGTTGAACTGGGATTTGAAGGGCCGCTTGTTGAAAACGACTAGCGCCCTGATCTTGAAAGCGTTGCGCGCCGGGCATAACTCGGTTAGCCGACAGTTGCCCGGATTGCAGCCCCGCCGCAGCGCGGTTTAAAAAGGGTTGAAAGTTGTTTTGTTGGCTGAGGCCTTGATCCAAGGCTCGTTGTTGAAAGTCACTAAACCCCGCGGTTTGAAAATCAACCGGAGTTAAACCTCGAGCCACTTGAGCCCGCGCGTCGTTCAGAAGTTGGATGCGTGCCTGTTCAATTTCAGGGCTTTCCTGAAGAACTTGGACTGAGGTAGTTTCCGCCATGGTTCACAAACCTTTTACGAAGCGCGCGCTTCTAAATCACGCATGACTGAATACATGTTACGGATACCGGTTTCTAAATTACCTTTTCCGGCCCCGCGAACAGCATCTGTCGTCATCACAAATTCACCCGGCATCAACAGCGCTCGCACGCTGTCTTTACCACGGACACCTTCATCCGGCATGATGCCGCCGTTCCTACGCGGGTAAATTGGACCGCCTTCAGCCGCCTGAACGGGGCCGTAACCACTAGTTATTGGGGTGGTTGCATACGGGTTCCGCTGCTCCCTAAAGGTTGCCGGATCAAAAATAGGCGGAAGCGGGTCTAGCTTTCCGAAGCCCAAAGAATCCGCAGTTTCTTGGAAGGAAGGTCCTTCTTCTTCATCAAAAGCTCCCAGAGCATATGCGCCCACCCCAGCAAGAGCTGCGGGACCGACGTATTGTTTAAATCCGGGCTGTGCGGACGCCACGGCTTCTTTAAACATCTTGTCGGTAAACTCTTTATTGTTCTTGAGAGCGAAGTCTCTGGCTTGATCCACTTTTAGCTGTGTAAAGGCTTTTTGACTCGCTTCGCTACGAGGGAAAATAGGTTCTAAAAGGTCGCTCGCGCCCTCAAACTGTTTTTCTACGGCATTCAATTGCCGCTGAACAAAATCGGGTTTTTGGTCGCTTGGGGCGCTTGGGGAAGCGGTATCTGAAAAAAAGTTTTCAGGCTTAAGCGACTCTTTGTAATCCGAAGTCCCTTCCTTGAAGAGGTTTGGATTAAAGGTGTCAAATATCCCCGCGTCTGGCGCGACCTGGGAACCGGAAATAGCACCAAAGCTTCCTTGAGAGGCCAAGTTCCGCAAACCCGAGCCAAATTGCTCGAACCGAGCGGCCGGGTTGGCAAAAGACTGTTTTACCCCTTCAAAAAAGCCCGGTCCGCCGCTGCCCATGGCCCCAATGCCCGCGAAACCCGCACCCATCACACCGGAAATAGCCGCCGATTTAAAGGAGTCGGTAAGGGAGTTACCGTTAATTAAGGAAGCGATCCCAGTGCCCAACGCACCGCCGAAAACCGGACCCAAGGGTCCTGCGCCTAGCACAAGAGGCAATACAATGGGAGCTGCTTTTTTGACGAATTTCTTGACGCTCTTGAAGATTTTCTTAAAGAAAAACTCTCGAATCCCCGTCGCAGGGTTAATACTGTTGTCGTTAGAACCAACAACATAGCGCTCAGGATTTTCGACGCCTTGGCTACTCAAATAGGTAAAAATGGAGTCGCGCCAAGCAGGGTCGTCGTCCAGAAGTTCTTTGGGAATTACAAGTTCGCCACGCTCAAGGTGAGCCACAACATTGTCGCCAAAACGACCGTGACCGGCAATCTCATCGGCAATCTCCGTGTACTGACCAATACCAGAAACAGGAAAGTCCGGCTCATCATTTCCATAAAGGTCTTCGTCAACGAAAGTACCTATCCCGCCACCCGGAATCTCAAGCATTTCCATTTCCGCAGTTTGTTGAGCAGACATCAACCCGCGCCTCCAGATAAATTCTCAGGTGCCGTGACCTGAACCAGTGTACTTCTTTTTTTGCCTCCCGTCCACGGGCGGCTGTAATACACGTTTAATTGTTTTTTACTCATGGTGTACTCACCGTTACAGAGCCTACCGCAGCGTCGCCTTGTTGCCCTCGGACGTGAGGAGTATTTATCAAAGCTACTTTGACAAACCCGTTTTGTTGAAACAACGCGCCGTTTTCTAATCCAGAATCGTCCGTTTGTAGCGCTGTCAAAACCAAACCCGTGTGCCGACCTTCACCCGGATTCTGCATGTTTTCTGCGTAAACGCTAAACGACCGCATAACTTCCGCAAAATAACCCGGCCGATATTCTTCTGGTGGGATTGGAAAAAACGGAAGGACAAGATTTCGAGACATTACCGTCTCCCGTCCGGACGCATTTCTACCCTCGGTGCCCCCAATCGCCAAGTTGTGCCGGTGTCCGTGCTCTGTATTTTAAAGGCCATGGACCGACCTCGAAGCCGCAGGAAGACGTCTTCGGTAAACTGTTCTACCGGAACCGTGGCCGTTCTTTGGACCGAGGACCCCGTGCTGTTGGTATAGTTCCCACCCGGATAGTTCCGAACTTGAACCGTCATCGTGGCCGTCGGACTGTCATTGGTACTGTCCCGGAACGTCATGTCTGGTATTAAACGACTTACCAGCATGTAACGGTCCCCGGCCCCCAAACTAACCTGACTGCTTTCGATGTAGGAGGAAATCCCTGTGGCCGGATCGGTACTCCCGTCATCTAAACCAAACTCTTGAAAATACAAAGATTGGTCCGTCGATGCCGCGATAGGATACGCGTTTATCCCGCGGTCCAGCCAACAAGTGCGGTTTAAAACACCATAATACCAAATTTTTTGTTGGTAATTATACACCGCATAACGGTCGCATTCGGAACTCGTTGAAGACGGATAAAACCACCAAATTTCGGAGAAAGAAGTGTTGGTGCTTGCCGTGACTTTTTCAAGTTGAGCCTCGTTTATGTCCGAGAAAATGTAATCTCGTATGGTACACGGAAGCCTTTGAACGCCGCCAGCATAAATATAAAACTCTTCCTCACCCATCCAAAAAACCATGTCCTCAACAGCAACAGCCGCCAATGGCCCCGCCATCGTGATGTTTTCAGAAATGGTATTTATGCCAAAAGTAAACGGAGGCCCCAAAAACTGCATGGCGTGTAAAGACGTGTCTGTAAACACCAAAACTTGTTGACGTGTTTCTACCGCAGTTATGATCTCTGATCCGGAACCTATTCTGAGATCACCTGCGGTATTGGTTGCCGTAGACTCCCAGTCCGTCAAACTTTCTTGCGAGGAAAAACGTATTAAAAGCGGGTCTTGAACGCCTATGTTATTTTGCGGGTCACAGCCAAAAGCAATGATGTGACGGTCCGCATCTGAAACCAAAACTTTTTTAGCTATTGTGGGAGTGGTGTTAGCGCCAGATAAACTGGAAAGCTCCACACCTCGCGCAGAAAGCCCGCTAGTTTTATCCCAATAAAAAATCCCCTGGTCCCGAACGTTAAACAACAGGTCTTCACCAAAATTATCGTGGCTCCAAATCCGCAACGTCGCACCGCTTGCTGTTAACGCCGCGCCCGATCCCCACGTTCCACGGCCCCACGTTGCGGCTCCCCACCCTGTTCCGGCAACGCTGCTGTCCAAACCCGAATTTATTTGATACGCTCCTACCGTGGAACTTCCGCCCGAACCGGAATCCGACGTTGTGGCAAACACAAACACTGGAGAATATCCCGTGGACGTAGATATAGCGTTTACGGAAGAAACCTCGCGAGCATCTATCAAATAAGAGTTTGCGCTAATCACGGCGCGGATTTGATATTCTTGGTTTAAGACATTCGCGGTAATTTGATCTCCTAAAGACGCCGCTCCGGAGAAGGTTACGAAATCATTCTCGAGGGCTCCGTGATCCGTGTCCGTAACTATTAAGGTTGCGCAGGTCACCGCTGCACCCGAAGAATGACTAGCCGTAGTTGTGCTTGAATACCCCCTAGTCAGCCCTGAAAGAACGTTCCCACTGAGAGTGGCATAAAAAATTATTTCAGAATTGATTTTAATAACGCCATTGGCCGGGAAACCGGACCCACTGGTAAGCGTTATCGAGGTGTCATCTACGCCGACATCGCCGTTTAACGTGTTGGCCTTGGCGGAAAAAGTTACGTCTCCCGCAGAAGTCGTGCTGCGAACAGGCGTTATGTCATAATACCCGCCGCCTTCGTTAATATAATATTTAAGGTTCGTTCCCACACCTAGATAGTTAGAGCCGTCTAGGGCTACCCAAGGGTGCAATGCGCGACAAGTCCCTAAAAAATAAGATGAAGTGGTAGGTATCCAGCCCCCTATTTTTTCCGGAGCACCGAAACGGAATCTTACTTTGTCGCAATCAAACCACCCACCTTCGTTTGCGTACGAAGTTGTTTCGCGGTTTACGCCGGGCCGGAACTCCAGTTTTGTGAATGGCATCGCACGGGCTCGCTGTTGTCGTTTAAAAAGCGGCTAAGGGCCCCCTCGTTATGCAGCCTCTCCGGCAGCAATAGCATCATTAAAAGGCGTCATGTCTTCCGTCGTCCAGATGTCACGGACGATGGTGCCTTTGAGGTGGTCGATATTGCGTTGAAGCACTGTGGGGTCATCTGCGTAGTCGTCAGGCGATGCAAGCACAGCGTTAATGAGGTTTACAGAGTCCATTGACGCACTGTAATGCCGTGCAATATCTTCCGCTGTCATTTCGATTTCTTCTTCGGACATAATATTACTCCTTTTCTGCGGGGGCTGGGTTTTCAAGCGAGTTAGTCAACAAACCAACAAAGGTGTCCCGGCAGACTTGCAACTGATCTACGTTGAACCGAGCGGCCATCAGCTTTTGGTCCAGATCAGCCAAGTGGTTGACCATAACAATCTCTTGCTCGTTTAGGTCTTGGACATTGTAAGGCTTGTCGTTGACCGTAATGGTTTTTTTCTCGTCGTCAGTCATTCAATTTCTCCCTCAGAATGTTAATTTCATCAGACAGTTCTTGGATGGCTCGAACCAAGACTGGGATCAGTTTGCCCGGTGTGGCTTCAAGCCTGTCTGGATTGGACTTTAATACAAGGTTCATAAGCTCCTCAACGCCAGCATCCTGCTGCGCTTCATCTAATTCTTGAGCAATGAAGCCTGCTTCCTTCTGGCCAACCTTAGCGCCATCACGCATGTTCCAAGTGAACTCGACTGGGTTCAGCGAGTTAACAAAGTCCAGACCAACAGAAAGGTCTTTGATGTCCTTCTTGTCTCTGCGATCTGACAGTGCTGTAATGGACGTAACTTGAGCGCGAATAGCTGTAATGCTTGTATTACCGAGTGTAATTTCGTTAGACACATCTGCTGCGGAGGCGGCTGCATCGTGTCCAATGATGGTGTTATTGCTGCCTGTCGTTAGGACATCACCCGCCTGTACGCCGAGAAGTGTATTGTCCACCCCAGTCGTCAGTTCGTAACCTGCTCTATAACCAACAGCGACGTTGTAATTGCCACTACTGATATCGTTACCAGCTTGACGGCCAATAGCGATATTGTCCGTTCCAGTTACAACACCTACGCCGATTGATGAATAGCCGATAGCGATATTATAATTACCCTCAGTTGCGTTGCCTGCTGCATTATAGCCCAAAAAATTATTGTATATGCCGCTGGTCAAATCGTTGCCTGCTAGACGACCAATAGCTGTATTGCCCGTTCCAGTCATAACACCTGTGCCAATGGCTTCATGACCTATGGCGATGCCAAAACTAGCAGTAGTTGCGAACTCCCCTGCTTCGAAGCCCTGAAATATGTTGCCAGTGCCGGTGGTTACGTTAGAGCCTGCTTGAAAGCCCGAAAGAATGTTGTAATCTCCGCTGGTTAAACCGTAGCCAGCTTGATAACCAATAGCGACATTGTTTGTGCCTGTAAGAACACCTAAGCCAATAGCCTGTCTACCAATAGCAATATTACTGTCGCCAGTAGTTGCGTTAAGAGCGGCCTGATACCCAATAGCTGTGTTACCGTCACCTGTAGTCAAATCTTGTAGGGCGTTGAAACCCATAGCCGTATTAAAAGTACCACCAGCCTCAATGTTAGCAAAGGTGCCGCTACCAAAACCGACGTTTGAGGTGCCGGTAGGATGCGTAGCTTGAATGTCTACAGTGCCACTTGGCATAGACAACGACGTAATGCCGTCTACGGTCCCCCCGTTGATGTCAGCGGTCGTCAACACAGAAGACGAAATGGTGATTACACCGGAGCTATCTGCGATGGAGCCTGCGGCGGTGCCGTCCTTAGCTTTTAGGTTGGTAACCTCAATGTTCGTGGTATCCACCGTAGTGGTTGTAATTGCGTCAAAATACGCGTTGTTAAAGACGTTTGCCGCTACCGCACCAGAGCCCGCACCATTAAAGAAAACAACGGCGGTCGTTCCCGCAGGAACCTCGTAGTCATTGCTGGAGTTATAAGTCCCTTGAAACAAGAGTATGCTGCGCGAGCCTGACAGGTTGTTACGAACATACACAATTTTTTCGGCGTCATTCGGAGTAAGCTGAACAAAAACGGTGCCCCCCAAATCGCCCCCGTCGCCAAAAATAACCAAACGATTGCGGCCGTTGGAGGCCGCCCCATCGCTAACGGGCAACGTGTTCGGAGAACCGGAACTTCCCGTGGCTGCAAGCGTTACAGAAACTTGTCCATCTAATGACGTGTCCACCAGCTCAAAGTTAGTATTGGTCGTGTCGCCCCACGTACCCGACTGCTCTCCGGTAGCAATTATTTCAATACCGTTGTTAAGCGTATATGTGCTTGGCATTTTTTAACACCTCATGCTGCAATTTGAACCCAGTCGGGGTTTGGGGAGGGGCTGGCCTCTGAATACCCTGGAGTTTGAACCGGAGTTTCCGCAGAGTACCCCGGAGTTTGAACCGGAGTTTCCTCTGAATACCCCGGAGTTTGAACCGGAGTTTCCTCACTATACCCCGGATTTTGGTCTGGAACAATCTGACCATACACCAGCACCGGATTCACGAGCCCGTCGGCGGTTAGGCCTGTGACGGAAACGTCCGCGTTTGCCGCAGCAGTTGCCAAGCCAACCTGACCCTGAGACTCGCTAGGTGCTGTTACGTTTACCGTAACAAAAATACCCACCGAAACAGAACCTACAGAGCCGGTGGAAGCTACACCCGTAACAGCGGTAATAGCATCCGCCGTGACCGAAACAGAACCTACAGAGCCGGTGGAAGCTACACCCGTAACAGCGGTAATAGCGTCCGCCGTGACCGAAACAGAACCTACAGAGCCGGTGGAAGCTACACCCGTAACAGCGGTAATAGCGTCCGCCGTGACCGAAACAGAACCTACAGAGCCGGTGGCTTTAGGTAGGTCCGTTTGGCCCCAAGGCATTGCGCCCCAGCCAGAGCGGCCCCAGCCGCCGAGGGGGACGACAATGCCCGACATTAGGCTATCCGGATGATGGCATTACTTGCGTCTGCGGCCGGGAAAACAACCGTAAAGTCGCCGGAAGTCGAAGTTTTATCTGATCCAAAATCAAGGACAACCACAGTGGGGTCACCAGCCGCAGAATCGTTATAAATTAAGGCTCCACGCGCCGTTATGGTAGCGGAACTCCAAGTCGTATCCGCGAAATCAGTGAGAGCGGTGGTGCCGCTAGTTGAAGGGTCCACTCGCGTCAAGGTGTTTCCGCCAGCCGTGTAGTTAGTTCCACTAACCTCGTTCGAAGCGGTGTAAGCGGTTGTGGCCGCCGTGAAACTTGCGCTGTTGGTATACAGAGCGATTTTGAAGGTACTGCCACCAGAGTTTTTGAAGTTGTGTACGGCTTCCAAAAGTTCTTTCTTAAAGCTGGTGCACATGAAATTACCCGAAAAGGCCATATCACATTCTCCTTATCATTTCGGCCAAATCTTTATGGCCTGCGTCATTCAACGCGTTGTATACGGTAGTTCTATCACTTTTTACCGCTTGACGCATGTAGAAAGCTAAAACCGACGTTATGTTCTCACGAAACGCTTTAGCTTGGTCCCGGATGACCGGATCAGCTTCGTCAGAAATAGAAATAATTTTGTCGGCCGCTATTTCGGCTATCTCTTCCGGAGCAAAACCGCGATGAGACGTGGTTTTAACTTCAACATGAAAACCGGGATTTAGCTGCATAGTTCCTACCGTCATTGTTTGGGCCTAATTACCTTTCCGGTCCTATATTCGTCGGTAACCTCTTTGGCTTCCCCAAACATTTTCAAACTCTGGATTGCTTCTACAAACCGTTTTTCGTATTGAGCCATAATGTCCGGTTCACCTTTCATATAGATATAGGCCTCAATCAAGGTTCCATACAAAAGGGTTAATTCTGCATTTTCGCTTAACCACGTAGTTCCCGAACCGGACCCTGCTGTCAAGCTGGCGGGCCTGTAGAAATAGTGTAATTCCACGGCGTAGGCGGAGTCCGGAGTAGGACCTAAAACGAAGTTGTCCACGTCAAAAACGGCATAATACCGAGGGTTTCCGGTTGTTGCGGAGTTTGGGTTAAAAGACTGAACAAAATCTACGTCTTTAAAATCCAAAAAGACGTGGTCACTGCTTGAATCTACAAACGAAAGCGAAAAAGGAGCCAAAAAATCGCTGGGAACGGCCAAATATTTATTGGACGAGGTCATGTTCCCCGTCACGTTCTTGCGAAAAAAGCTCAATTGCACATTTTTAAGAATGCGCTCTTCGGCCTGACGGATAAACACCGGAAGATTGTTAACGAAAGACGTTTCGTCGTTTTCGGTGTAGTCTTGAACGGCTTGTTTTAGCTGATCGTATGTGAAACTCATGGCGTGCTCACCGTTACTAAGCCGACCTGACCAAAACCGGGGCAGGGCCGAAGGGTGGGGTCCTCTATTAAAGGCAAACCCACGTAAACATCCATGGGTTCTATACGATCCGGTCGCGCATCGCGAAGCGCCTCGGGATCAGACACCTTTCGAAAAGGACCCAATTGAGGGTGTTTTGGTTCATATTGATCCGGGCCCACCAAAAGACCGTTCCACTCCTTCAGCATAACCCTGTAAGGATATCGGAATCCCGAACGATCACAGATGGCGTAAGAGTTCTTACCCAGTGCAAACTTTGCCATTATCGGCCCCCGTAATAGTCATATTTCGGGGCGACATTAAAGGAGGCCCTGTCGCGATCTTCTTCGGCCGCGCGTTGAAACTCCTCCTCATATACGGCTTTTAAGAGTTGAGTGCGCTCTGGCGCGCGTTTCAAAGACAAGTAGTACGACAATCCTGCGGCTAAACACGGATAAAAACGAAAGGGCATATCCATGGTATTTGTGTAAACATCCGCGTCATCCATACGAGTGAGCGCATCGTAAATCACAACATCCGAGGTGTTTTCCGGAGTTGGCCAAATCTTTAAATTTGGCGTGAGCTGACGGTCTAAGAAGAATTGATTAGGGCGGCCCTGCGTGGTTTTGGTAGGAATAGTAAGGTATTCGTCCCGGCTCAGACGATCCATGGAATAATCTGTTCCATCCCGACGGACAATCACAGACAATACGTCAATGACGTCTGCTCCTAGATCGTATTCCCCGTCGCCTACAACCAGCGTCAACGAACGTTGTTTAATGGTCCATTGATTTAAGCCTCGATTAGCCCAATCTGCAAGCAACAGATTGAGAGAACGCTTTGCGGTTTTAAGGTCGTAACCGGTACGAACCTCAATACCACAACGCTCAAACGCCTCTTCTACATAATCAGCGACGTCTAACTCAAAATCTGTGCTTCCCGAAGTGGCCATCTTATTTCTTCTTGACCATGCCGCCGCCGCGCATCTTCTTGACCATGCCGCCGCCGCGCATCTTCCGCACAGGCGTCTTCTTAACCATGCCGCCGCGCATCTTCCGCACAGGCTCCGACTCCGGCTTCGGCTTCGGCTGTTTACGCGGGGGAGGCGGCTTCGCCATATTCTTTTTATTCTCTTCGTTCTGGGCAGCCACGGCAGAACCAAAATCGGGATCACCAACCGTTGTGTCCGAGCCGGAAGGCGGGCTCTGGAAACCACCCGCCCCCAAGTTAACGACAGAACCGCCATTGCTAAATCGCCTAGGTTTCATAGCCATTTTCTAGTCTCCTGTGAAAACGGTCCCGCTTTTCATAGATTTCACGGGCGTTATATTGATCGTCGTATACGTTATAATAACCTTTTTTATCCAGCTTGTCTGCGGCCTGTTGTAACTTAGATAAGCGCTGAACAAAAATCATCGCGTATTCTGTTGCTAGGCGCGGTGCAAAATCTACGTCCTGCACAAATTCGCTTTCCTCGTCATGTGGATGAAAACCCATAACCCACATGTCCTTGTCGATGAACATGCCGTCAGAAATGGCGTCGTTTATTTGATCGAGATAATCGTGGAAAATTTTTGGGTCTTCGTCAAATTTAAAGTCTACAATTATGGCGAGGTCAAACAAATCGTCAAACCGAGAAATTGCGCTGTATAGACATTGCTTGTTGTTTTCGTACTTAAACAAGACAGAAACACTGTTGGATATCCAAGCTTGTTGAGCGTAAGGGCACGGTGGAAGGTCATTAAAGTGAGGACTAGGTTTTGACAGAACCTCAGAAGACCAATCTAGCAATTCTTGATGAACCGCTTGTTCCGTATCCAAAGAAGGTGTCAAAAAAGCTAGGGTCATGACTGCGTCACAGAACCCTTGGTTACTTTGCGTCGATTGTTCATAATCGCTCCACAGCCCCGCGCAACAACGCCACCCCGTGCCATGTTTTTTACTTTTGCGCTTTTTGTGTTGGAAACAACGTTTTCCCCCCTTGCGCCTCCTTTTTTCTTTTTACGAGCTGTAGCGGCGCGCTCTGATTGAGTGAGGCTCTTCGCTTTGCTGCGGGGCAAGCACCGGTCAGGGTTCTTTTTGTTTTTAGACGTCCCGCAGGCACCTTTGATTTTACCGTCCGTGCCTATTCTAACCCAATCTTGGTCGCGCCATTTTTTTAATTCACCCATTTTTTTTGCCCTTCGCCTTTTTGGCGTAGTTGGGGTCCTTACAATACTTTGAGGCCGCCATATTCGCATACGCGGATGGGTATGTGTCGAATGTACGCTCTGCCCAGGCTTTGCCTGCCGGACATATTTTGCTTCCTTTGCTTTTTGAGGAAGATTTCTTAGACTTGCGTGAATAGGCCATTCCCTACTCCAAACAATTTTACCACGCCTTGCAAGACCAATACCTTGCGGAAAATTTATCTTTCGCGGTATCGCAAGAATGTCGAGCCCGGAAGTTGCTTCGACGTTTAGGCTGATCTTTTTTGATAGACATATTTGGGTCGCCAAAACGAACCAACTTAATTTCAGAACCTATTTTGGCGAGAACAGCGCTCTTTTTTGATTTACCGGGAGTCCGCTTTGGTTTGTTGTATCCTGCAAAGGTTTCTCCTCGATAACTCAATCTTCCAGAAGGAAGTCTTTTAACGTTTTTAGTAGTAGCCATTACGCCAAAACATCTCCGTTCTCAATGTAAATAAGCTCAAAAGCCGCAGAAATATCAAAACTCACAGAACCGGAGGATGATATTGCTCTTACCTCAATGTCCGACTTTTCGGCTACCTTGACCGGCACGGAAAATGTTTCTTCAACGTGCATCCCTGTTGTTAAAGACTTAACATCCTTTGACTGGAAAACTTCGCCATACGGCCTCACCGCTAAAATCATTTTACAGACCGCTGGAGTGTTAGAGGTCGTCCCGTTAGATATGTCATATTGGAGCAAGTACGCCGTGTATCCCGAAGGAACGGTCCAAAGAGCCATTAAGCTCTGATTTGAGCCGGTTACGCCGTTAATGCTGGCATAAACATTGGCTGGGACGCCGGAGGTAATAGTGCCTGTTCCTGTATAAATCACGCCTGCGTTAGCGCCACCAGAACCAGCAGATCGCACAATCATCCGATTGACCCGCAGGTATGATTTGGTGGTGTTTACGGCTGTCTGCCCATTCAGGGTGACAGTTTCAGAAATTTCATTGTAGTCGGCGTCCAGTCCAAAAACAGTCACCGTTCTTGCGCCAGTCCCAGCACTGGTATCGGCAGTCGAGCTACTGGAGACGGTCATCACCGATGCGCTGGGCGGGTAAACATAAAGACCGCCTTCTGACCATATCGTTTCTAAGCTGTTTCCAACAGAAGCGTTGTTGCCGAACTTGAACAGCGGCTTGTGGTAAGCAATTTGCCCACGAGAAACTTGAAGCTCAAACGGTTCGGAAGTTCCAACGCGTGAAATAGAACTAACTTCGCGGGCCATGATAACCTCTTAGCTGTAGAAAATAGTCATCGCCGTGATGTTGGTTGCAGTGCTCACATAAAAATCAGTTGTGAACAAAACACCTTCGTCAGGGATGTTTACAGAGTGGGAATCGGACGCCAAAAAGTCGATGTCCAAAACAGTTGCGCCGCCGTTACCGTCGGTAAGAGTAAGGCGTCCAGCTCCTGCGGCGGTCAAAACTTGCACCTGACGCAGACGGGAGCGACCAATAGAGGCCGCCCCTGTTCCGGTCAGACGTTTTGTTTTTACGTCTGAGTTTGCCATGACTCACTCCTTACGAGGCTACGTCATAGCCCAAGATGGTGATTACCAGACGGCCCGCCGTATATTCAGCGTCCGTAGTAGACCCTGCGACCAAATACAGGTACTGGTCGGCAGCAATAGTACCGCCCGCCACACGCGTACCAACAGCAGCATCACCTGCGTTAATAATCAGTGTTTCCGTTAGATCACTGATCGGGCTGTCCTCAACGCCAGTTGCTTCCGTGGCAGAATAGAGGTCAATGTCTGGGTCGCCGCCCGCCGGAGCTTCAAAACACTCCATCGTAACGCCAAAGACAACACCCGAATTGGCCGTCGTAACCTGACCCAAGTAGGCTACGCCCGAGCCGTTCTTGCCGATAATGTCACCGGCGGCGGTGGACTGAAGACCGGTAAGGTCTAGCATAATAGTGGTTTTAACGAGGTTGACGTTAGTGCCTACGTCGCTTTTAAAGCGCTCCACCTGCGTGATGTAAGTTTCCGCGGTGCCTTCAATACCCGCACCAGCTTCGGCCTCCACGGCCATTTTGCTGCCGCTGGTGACCGTAATAGTACCGGTAGTTGCGTTTTTAGAAACTGTCTGAAAGCCGTTCTCAGAACGGACTGGACCAGAAAACGTTGTCGAAGCCATGTCTTCACCTCATGCACAAGGGTTTGCCTTGCAGTCTGTGCAACGTCAGGAGGGCAGGGACCTGTCTGCAAAGCTTTTTTAATGCCCACAGGTGTCATTCTAACAAGAAAGTAAACAAAAAAGAAGGGGCCTCCCTTTTCGGGAAGCCCCTTCTCGCCGGCAGGTAAAACCTGTCGTTTTACGCTGCGCCGGGAGTACCGAACACAGAACGCCAATCGGAAACACCGAAGCTGTAGCGTTCACGCGCTTTGAAGCGCATGTTGCCGGTGTCAAAATCACCTTCCATCGCCGTCTTAATCGGAGAGCGATTGAAGTATTTGAAACCGTTTGGAGCGTCGGTTTTAATGAAGAATGCGTCCGTATCAACGAGGAAGTGATTAACTACCGCGCCGTCAGGAAGCATACCCATGGTCTTCATGGCATTGAGGTCGTTGTCGGCAGTACCAGAGCGGAGGTTAGAGTTGATAACTCGTTCCGCAATGAACTGAAGCTCTTTTGGAATAATGAGCTTCATACCGCGAACAGCAATCTTCAGACCACGTTCGTCCGTCAGACCTGCAATATCAATAAGCATCTGTTCCAGGGACGTCTCGTTAAGGTCAGCCGCCGTGGAAAGAAGGTTACGTTGATTGCCGGAAAGACTTGGATGTGCCGTGGAGCAAAGCGCTGCGCCGTCACCAATTGCAGAAGCACCCGCCGTGAACGCATTGTTCAAGATGGCAGCCGCTTTAATCTGCTTGGTCTGAGCCATAGAGCGGGCCAGAGCCTTAGTGTACCGCGAAGCAAGACGGTCATAGAGGTTGTCTTCAACAGCCTCCTCAGTAACCGAAAATGCCAGCGCAATGGTTTCATGCGTGTACCGAGCGGTATACGTCTCCTGAGCATCATCAAAAGTAATGGCGTTGCCTTCACTCTTAACAGGTGCCGTGGAGAAACCACCAAGCATCACTTCTTCTTCAAAGGCGCGGTCCGAAGACTCCTCCTCAAAGATTTCAGCGTGCTCGTTTTCGTAACGATCATACTCAAGACCAAACAGCGCATTAAGGCCGGGCTCAAGCTCTTTCGCAAGTTGTGCGCGAGAAATAGCCATTTCTTAGCCCTCCTTAAATGCCGGTGGAATCTGCGGTGGTCTGAGAATCAAACCTCCGAGAACCAGCGTTAAAGTGCGCGTTTAGACGAACGATCAGCGGAATACCCGCTGCCGCATAATCGGAGTTTGCAGCATCGTCCATGATGCCGACAACTCGAAGCGGTAGCGTTGCTGTCGTCGCTACGGAAGAAACACTAAGCGCGCTGTTAGACGAGCCCGTGTCCGTCGAACCCGTTCGTGCCGAAGTACCGAGCGAGGCGTTAGCAAACACCGTCGCAAGAGCCGTAGCACGGTCCGTAAGGGACGCATCAGACGCAACTTTGAAAAGCTGATCTGGGTTGTCGGCCACAAAGGCCTTAACCGGGTGGTTGGTATCAACACTAACCGAGCCAGAGCCGGGCCAGTAATTGATAAAGATTGGTTTCTTGGAAACCGAATCTACGTATTCCACACCCATAAGGACGCCAAGCGCTTGCGTAGTGCCGCCAGAAGTGGCACCAGCAAAATCAATAACACCCGCGGCCAGAGGCACACAGATACCGTATTGAAAGATTGCGTTGGTGTTGTTGGAAGCAATTTCGTACTGAGTAACGCCAGTAGAATTTACACCGCTGCCAACCATCCCAATAGGGCGAAGACCGTAGGCAGTGTTTTGATTTGCCATTGGTTGTTCTCCTAAAGGGGCGGACCTGTTATTTAGGGCCGCCGAAGGTTACACGAGATTGCCGATCAGCATTGCTGATCCGCATGGAGGAATGTGCGTTCTCGCGCATCATGTCGTGGTCAACAGCATTCATTTGATCGCGGTTACGATTACCGAAGTATTCGGTGCGTTCATGAATGGTCTCTTCCGGAATCCGTGCGAGAAGCAAGCCGCCGACGCCGAACACACCTTCGTATTTTCCCGAATCAACTACCGGGGCTTCAAAGTCAGGATGCTCATCCTTACGGACAAGTTCCCAACCTTCCCGGAGTTTAGAACTGACGTTTTTAGTATCATCAAAACCACGCGTTTCAGCGCGAATCCAACGATGCCTAAAACCGTCCGGTGCGGGCGGTGAATCGAGCATAGACGGGGGAGCCCAAGGCTTACGCATAGCCTTCTTCTCCCGAGTTTTTTTTGCGCGAGGAGTGCGGTCCACGGACGAACCTACAGAAAATTCTTCTTGCTCGGCCATGTTCTTAATCCTTCACGTATTTCGCGTATTCTTCTAACGGCACACCCAATTTTTTGGCTATTGCCACTTGGCTCGGGGTGAGTCGAACCTTCTTTCCTGTGCGCCCATTTGGTGTTCGCGAAGCACCAGCAACCGTTTGAGCGGGCCGCCTGCTGGAGGTTTTTGCGCCGCCGCCAAATTTATCAGCGATACGACGATCTAATTCAGTGTAATACTCTGAACTGTTCGGGTCAAACCCTTCATTTTCTACAAGGGATTTGTGTATTCCGAAGGCGGCATAAGTCATTGCTTCGTCTTGACCAAACCACGAGTTCCTAAGCGCCCACTGTTCCGCTTTTGCGTCAGGTTTTTTTACGGCTGCCGCTTGCGGCTGTTGCTGCGGCTGTTGCTGTTGCTGTTGATATTGTTGCGCCGCAAAAGCTTGGTTTCGCGAGTTTTCTTGTTGAAGCTTCGCCTGCGCCGCGCGATCTGCTTGAATCGCCAAAGACGTAAGCTTTCGTTGAGCCTCTACTGTGGCTGCGGAATCACCCAACTCTATGGACCGAGCCAGTTGTTCTTCCACGCGCTCCATTTCAGACGTAACTCGGTTAGAGTATTCCGAAACATAGTTTGTGTCCAAAGCCTCTACTTGGCTTTTTAGCTGAGTGGCTTCGCTCTGAACGGCGTGAGCGTAACGAACAGCTTCTTGTTCGCGACGTTCCGCTTCCCGCATTTTTTTGGTTAGGCGGTCAATCCTTTTTTGGGTTGCCGTTTCTGCACGTTCAAAATTTTCCGAAGAACCCTCAACCCGAGGAGAGTTTTCTTCCTCGGTTTTGTTTTCGAAAATTTCGATTTCGGTCTCTTCCGCGTCGCCCACGTCTAATTCGACCGTGTTAGTGTCTTGAGACATAAAAAAATACCTTACAGATGATGAATGTCTTCGGGATCAAGAATTGACGCTAGAATTTCGTCATCGTTTAAGATGCGAACTTCCCCACCATCAATTTGAAAACGAGAGCCCGCATAACGAGCAAACATGACCCATTGCTTCTCTTGGCACCACGGCCCGTCTGGGAATTTTTCTGAGTCTTTGTAAGCCAAAGGACCCAGCTTTAGGACGTATCCCGCCTGCGTGGATATTTGGCTTTTTTCCTGAACAGAGCCCGGAAGGAAAACACCGCCCGCCGTTTTAGACGTTCCTTGGTACGGAAGAATTAAAATGCGCCACCCCGTGGGATTAGGCATTCTGTCCAGCAGGTTTTCGCCTATTTTGTCGGGGTCAAGACGAGGGCTTTCCACATAAACGTCCGCCAAACTGGCTTTTTTGGGGACTTCCGGTTCGGAAAGCCTTTTTGCTATTTTGGTTAAATCTATTTTAGTCATCGTATCGCTCCTGTTTTTCTAGCAGGCCCTTGAGTTCCTGTTCCACATGAGTAAGGCAATCTAGGTTGCCCATAAGCTCACGATAGTGCTCCATAGATTTTAAATTACCGGCCGACATGTAAGAAATGCAGCCTTCTCGCCGGTCTTTTAAAATACGAAGCACCGATTCTGTTACAGATATATCTATGGGATAACTCCTTTACTTGAGGTATACTAAACCATATTTAACACAACTTTATAAGACTTGCTAGGAGGAAATGTGTTTTTATGGGTTATATCCTCGTTAATACCTTTAACTGTTTTCGAAATGGGGGCCATCAAGGAAGGGCCTACGACCTTCTGACCTTCGCAGGTCAATGTAAGCGTTCATAGCATCTTCCATAGTACCTTCGTGCAGACGTATATCCCGAACCTGCCACGCACCGCCCCAACGAATAGCAACCCCCGTCTCCTTAGCGGCCTGTTTCATGGCGTCCGCAAGCTCATCGTACGCCGACATCTCCCAACAAACTCGTCCCGATAGATAAGCCACGAGGTCTACAGCATTACCCGACAAGTGCTTAGAGTTCATGGTCTGACTTAAGCCTCGCGCCACGAGCTCTTTCTGGCGCTCGATGGACCGTTTGCCCTCGGTAACACCAAAATCAATGGGGCTTAGTTCCAAAGCGCGCTTTACCGTGTCCGAAAGTTCCGGCTTAACCCCCAACAAACGTTCCCTAGAACGCGCAGAAAGTACCCAATTGTGACTGCTCATCGACCCTGCCCTCTATATTTTTTCCAATTTTTTCTTTTGTGTTTGTTCTTAGGGAAAGAACGGAAACTTTGACCAATGCTGGTGACGTGTTTGATCTTCGGCGGACGGGCCAAAGAACCAATTGATGCTCTGGCAACCATTAGCTAATAACCTTACTGTCAGTTTTCTTGACCTTGTCGAAGCTCCTCATTCCCCCAATTCCGAGCATGCCTAGCAGAAGTGGCATCATCACGGACATATCGGCCTGTGGAATCGACACTCCAAACCCCGCAGCAATGGGGCTGACCAAAAAATTCACCGCCATGCCCAGAACCGCCACATAGCCAGCCAACGGTCGCCAAGACGATTGAAACCAGTTGCCCTTTGCATCTGCCTTAAGCACCTCAATTTGCTGGAGAGTTACCTCCTGGGCATGTCGTTGTGACATCGTAGCCAGTTGATGCGCGATTTTGGCTTTAGTGTCGGCGTCAGGAATTACTTTGTCCAACAATCCGGTAATTGGACCGATTAGTGCTGACAGCATTTCAATCTCCTATTTCTCGTCATTGATGACAGGGTGCCTGCCATTGTGCATCGCAGCAAGTTTCGAGACCGAGCTATGAAGACTAGAAATTTCCGCCTGCATGGTGGCAACCTCGCGCGCTCGGCTCTCCATTTTGTCAGGTGCCAGCATACCGGACAAAACGCCCAGCTTCTGATTCGCCACTTCCATATGAGCCTGCTGCCGATCAACCGTTGAATCCAATTTCCGCAGCCGGTGTTCGATGTCGGATAGCGTGTCAATGACTGCCGCCAATTTCGTTTTCACGATGACCGCAGCGCTGACCACCGAAACGCCCATACCCGCCAGCGTGAGTATTAGACGTAAATCTAATTCACCCATCGGCCTTCTCCAAAAACCTAGTGCGAGCTAACAACTAATGTAGCTCTTGCCTTTTATGGCAGCACCTGCACCACGGACAGTCATAACCTTACGCGTATCGCCCAACATAGGAGCCTCTGCGGTCTTTCCGTAAGGAATGCGGCCTTGACCTTTAATGTCGGCATACGGTACCGCTTTAGGAGGGTCTTTAGGGGCCGACCCGTTTACTCGAACTGTGCGTTTTTTCATTGTGGCATACCTCCGCCATCGGGTTGTTGTTTCAAAATTTCTCGTTCCATTGCCGCATCAATGCGGGCCTGCGTTTGACGCTCTTGCGCTGCAATCCGCTCTTGGAACTGTTGTGCCCGCATTTCGGCGGTCTGCTGATCTAATTGTAACTTTCCTTGGTCAATTTGCGCATCCACCTGATCGGACTGCGCCCGAAGTTCCAGCTCTTTCTCCTTAAGCTGAACCACAGGGTCCGGAGCACCAGCCCCGGAAAGCTGACCAGAAAGTTCTTTTACTTGCTGCAAACCTTCTGCAATAAATTGAGCCGTTTGCTGCTCTATCTGTAGCATCTCGTCTTCGTTTGCAACCCGACCACCGCGCTGTTGAACTTGCTGCATGTACTGAGACACAGACCTCTCGCTCGCTGCAATCCGCACATGCTCCATAATATGTTTCTGTAGGCTCATAGCTATCGGGGGTGCTTGACCAACCAAGGCACTGCTCGCAAAAATTAAATGCGAGGTGATGTGAGCTTGGTGGTTCTGACCCTCAAAAGCTTTCAATGGCAACATATCTAAAGCGTTGATGTTTTCTTGAGCCGGGTCCAACGGTTCGGGAACTTCCGCCGGAATAGCTTTCATTAAACGATCTACGTCCGATACGCCTAAAGCCTCATACATGTCACGGTATACTTCGTGCATGTTGTGAATTTCCGGGGCCTGTGACGCCAATTGCATCTTTGTCTGAGCTAAGACAATTCTTTGAGCCTGACTAAACACATTTGGGTTGCTTACCGGAATGACGTCTACACGATCATCAAAGTCTTGAGCCATAACCGATTGGTCGTCGCCCGCCACGGCGTAAGGATATTCTTGCGGTAGACTTTCCGACATTACACGAGCCAAAATCTTAAACTCTTGGCGCATAGCATAGTGAAGGCGCTTGTGAACGGCGCTCATGACCCTAGAGCCCTGCTCTAGCATCGCCATGGTAGTACCTACCGCAGCTTGATCGTTGCCGTCCCCAACCTTTAAATCGGTTATCGTAGCAAACCGCTGACCAGCTTGAACCACAAAACCTAAAAGATTGAATAACGTCTGATCCGGACCCTTAAACGGGAGCGGCATCAAACTATCCCGGATCGCGCCCCCCGGAGCATCCACGTCCCGGAACTCTCCGGGCTGAAGCGGGTCGTCATCGTCCCGGATGCGCAAACCACGCGCTTTAAAGCCCGCAGGGAGGTTGGAAAGGGTTCCAGCATCAATTAACTGACGAAGCGCCGACGTTGCCGTTCTTGACAAACCACCAATCGTGTGAATTAGGCCCAGTCCGTAAAAGCCGAAGCCCGGAAGGAACTTATAATGCGTGAAATACTGTATTTTACGCTTTAAAGTGTCATCTTCTTGGTAGTTCCGTCGAACAGACAGCACCTCGCCGTTATCCTGAGACAACGTTACGATGTACGGAACTTTAATTCCAGTGGGTTCGCCGTCTTCGTCAAGGTCTTCGTAACCTTCCAAGTCTAAATCGACATGACACTCCAAAAGTGTGCAGTCGTAATCTACTTGATTAGGCTCAAAACCCTCAATTCTATCAATTTCTTGACCCACGCCTGAAGTGTTTTGCTGTGCAGGACTTACTTCAACGTCACGATAGAAACCCGCAACTTGGTTTTTACGCAAATCGTTCAAAGACATTCGAACAACCTGCGTAATGTTAGGACATGTATCCAAATCAGACGTCTCGTAAGGAACGACAAGGTCCTCAGACGGGACAAATTTGGAAACCGCGCGACCTAACGTTTCGTCATAATACGTCTTTTTAAATGTTGAACCCGCCAAAGGCAGGTAGAACAACATTTGATCCATATCAGGCGTATATTCTTCCATCACACTCGTGATGTAATAGTTCATGAAAGTCTTTACGCGCCTAGCTTGCGCAACTTTCTCACGAGTTTCGTTACCCATGACCACAGTTCGGACAGGGCCCGAAGAAGGCAACAATTCGTTAAACGCTTGAGCTTGAAATTGCGTCGCAGCTTCCGCCAAAAGCGGATGAGTGACGCCCGAAGCACCTCTAAACGGTTGCGTACGCTCGTTGTAAGTGAAACCCAGAAGGTCCAAACCATCCGCATAAGCTTCCTCCCATTCCTGCCTGCTCGCCTTATTAGAATCAAAATCCCCAGAAAGCTCGCTGGAAATACGACCTAGTTCACGCTCCGGGATTTCTTCTGCCAAGTTGGCGTAGAAATCATCGGATTCGCCCCGCTCGTCCGACGGATCAAAGTCCACCTCGACGCTGCCGTCTTCTAAAGCCACAACCTCAACGGGGCCTTCGTCTTCGTCCTCTAATTCATACGAAGCGTTTTCCAAAGTCCCCGGAAGCTCCAATTCGATTTCGGCCGCTAGGACGTCTGGGTCCAACTCAGAAGGAACACTGGTTTCCATTAAGCTGCTTTGAAAGCCGTTACGCTCTTCAGCCATTAGTTTCTTCCTCCTAAGATCGACCGAAATGTATCCCTAAAGCGCCGGAACCGGCTCACAGGGTTTTTCGTGTCATCATCATTACCCGTAGAGTCCATACCAACAAAATGCGGTTCCGCACGAAGAACATTTTTCGTGTCATCATTATTACCCGTAGAGTCCATACCAACAAAATTTGTTTTTGGCCTGCGCTCAAAATCTTGTACTCCAAGGGCACTATCAATTTGAGCTTTGGTATAACCCTCCGAATTTAACGCAGACCTTATCTGAGTTGCGGCTTCTTCTTCCGCTCGACGCACAAGGTCAACAAGAGGTTGATATTCACGGTCTTTATATTTTTCAGGCAAATCCGCGACATTCCCGGTTTCCGACAAAGCCACGGCAGCCTTCATTTCCCCACTACTTAAATCGAGCATCTTTGAGTACAGGTCCAATTGTTTTTGGTTACGAGGGTCCATCCTACCATCGTCTACAAGACTTGATGCGTCATATATATTTATCAAAAACCGGTGTTCGTTTTTTCCGCCGCGGCCTCTTTCTCCTAGCACATTTGTAGTCAAAAGAGTTCCTAGCGCCGAATCTGTCCCCGTTGTTTCGATATAATCAGATAAACTGCTGCGAGCGCGAGTTAAAAAAGCATGTTCCAGTTCATGTCGAGACACTCTAGCCACGCGTTCATTGTTTGCTCGTGCGGCGTCACTGAGACCCTCTAAAGTATCTCCAGACGCTTCAGCCTGGGTTCTTCCGTATCGGTCTGTAATGTTGTTGACCAATACCCCTTTAACTCTGGGGTCCACAGTTTCTGGATTAAACCTGTCTCCCCCGTACATCAAACCTTGCAAGCCTTCATGTACAGGTATCGGAAAGCGCCCTTCAAAAACTGAACTATCATAAAGAGGCTTTCCCGAATCGAGATGGCGAAGGCGACCTCGGTATGCTTGATCGAGAAGGGTGGTACCCGAAAGACGACGTAATGTTACGGGACGAACGTCAAGATCATCCGACAATAAAGGGATTTCAGTTCCTGAGCCGCCTAATCCCGGTCTTGTCTGACGCATCATAAGTTCCGCAGAAGCTAAAGGACTACCTTCGATGTGCGGAGCCACAGTGTGAGCAAACTCGTCGTCCGCTAGACGAATTAAATCTCGACGCGGAACGCGTGAGATACCACCTAAACGGGGCGGCCTGTCCGGGGGCAACCGCTGAGATCGAACAGAACCCCCGTCTGCAAAGGTCTCTATAGAAAACAAGTCCGAGGCGGACCGTAATAACCGGAGGAAATAGGTTTCTTCTTCCGGACCAAAAGCGGCCTCAATATGAGCTTGGGAAAAACCGTCTCTTTTTAAGACAGGTTTAATCTGTTCCATAAGCTCTTCTTCCGCTTTTTTTAACTCCTTAGCCGCCTCTAAACTGATCTCCTTTACTTGATACTTTTCGGGTATCCTCAAGCCCTTGTCTTCTTCCGACGAGCGATCCCTAGCTAATTCAATCCCGGCCTGCATGGCGGAAACACTGTTTCCGTTTAGGAAGCCCCAAGTATCTAGCTGTTCTTCGTCCGTCGGGTCTAAACTACCCGATTTAATTGCGGAGGCTACGTCTAAAATATTTATGTACGCCAAGTGATCGTTAGAAACGCTGGGCCTCTTATCTGGATTTGGTTGCAAAATCCTGCCCAAGGCCGAATCTTTACCTTTTACGCTTACATAAGGAGGAGAGTTGGGATCGTACGCAGTCGTTCTAAGGTGTGTTAATCCAGCATGAATTAGTTCGTGTTGCAGCGTTTCCGCTTGAGAAACGGTTTTAACTTCTGAAGATATTTGTCCCGTATCCGGGTCTCTGTGGTATTTTTCTACGAAAGGGGGAGCGGTCTGATTAAGAAGTATTCCGGTTTCAGACCCGGTCAACGATTTGGGTGTTGGAAAGTTCGCTCCGCGGACACCGGGTGCCAACCGAGCCTGAAGTTCGGCTAGGCTTAAGCCGCGGTTACGCAACCCACCCAAATAGTAATTTTGGCGCACGTCGTTTCCGTCTTTTATGACCGGACGTACGTTTAAAAAGTCCGAAATACTAGTCGGCTCGTTGTTCGGGGAAAATTCTTCACCCTCGTAAGCTCCCGGATTGGCCGTGCGACGCAAAAGCTCCATACGTGCAATGGGGTTTGTAATGTAAGGGTCAACCGTATGAACAAACTCATTATCCGCCATACGAACTAAATCGGGGCTCGGCGAAACTTCTTGAACACCACCTAAAAGGGGCGGCCTGCGAGGGGGCAACCGCTGAGATCGAACAGAACCCCCGTCTGCAAAGGTCCTTATCGGATCGCTCGAAGAATTAAGAATGCGACTAGCTTGATCCAAAACTTGTGGGGACGCGTTCCGGCCCAGAAGCTTACGGGCTACCGCGTCGTCCCGACGGTCCATGGACCCTAAACGAGCGGCCATAAAGTCCGGGAAGGTGCCCGCATCTCTAAACTCACGGGCCGCGGACAAACCTACAACTCCGC